CGGCGCGCCATCATCAACAGTGACACGATGGCGGCGCTGATTGCGGCGGCCATGTCGCAGCGTGGGAATCTTGTCAGCGACGATGCAGACGCTTGACCAGGCGGCAGAGTGGGCAAAGTGCTATGCCGATGTCGCCTACTTCGTGCACCGCTACTGTTGGGTGTTCAACGCCAACGAAGAGCAGTGGGTGAGATTTACCCTTTGGCCTGCGCAGCGTGACGCCCTGTATGCTTTTGACGACAATCGCCTTGTGATCGTGCTCAAAGCGCGCCAGCTTGGTTTGACCTGGCTGGCGCTTGGTTTTGCGCTGTGGCTGATGCTCTTCCGCCCGGCTTCGGTTGTCGGCATTTTCTCCCGCATCGAAACTGACGCCAAAGAATTGTTGGACTTTCGACTCAAAGAGATGTACCGGCGCTTGCCGCTTTGGATGCAGGCTGCCAGCATTATCGAGGACAACAAGAGCCGGTGGCGCTTGTCCAACGGGTCAACGGTGATGGCGTTTGCCACAACAGGCGGCAGGTCTTACACCTTCTCCCTGGTGTTGGTAGACGAAGCGGACTTCCAGCCTGACCTCGATGCGCTGATGCGAGCGGCCAAGCCGACAATCGACGGCGGCGGGCGCATGATCATGCTATCCACGTCGGACAAGAGCGCGCCAGCGTCGCGCTTCAAGGCGACGTACCGGGCAGCGAAAGCCGGGCTGAATAGCTGGCGCTCTTTGTTCCTGTCGTGGCGCGCCAGACCTGACAGAACCGATACGTGGTACGCCGAACAAGAGCGCGACAGCGTTGCCAACACCGGGGCAATCGATGACCTGTACCAAGAGTATCCCGACACTGACACGCAGGCGCTTGCACCCCGGTCGCTGGACAAGCGCATCCCTTCGGTGTGGCTGGAAGCGTGCTACGTCGAAGCTGCGCCGATTGCGCCGGTTGGTGCGCCGATGTTGCCGGGCTTGACGCTGTACGCCAAGCCGGAAGTGGGCAGGATGTACGTCATCGGCGCAGACCCTGCGGAGGGCAATCCGAACAGCGACGAATCGGCGGCGACCGTGCTGGAATTTGAGACAGGCGAGGAAGTTGCTTGCCTGTCGGGTCGCTACGAAATCGACGTGTTTGCGGCATACGTCGATCAGGTCGCCGCTTATTACAACTGGGCGGCGGTGTTGCCAGAGCGCAACAATCATGGTCATGCGTTCATTCTCTGGTTCCAGCAGAACAGCCGCATTCCGCTGTTGGACGGCAACGACAAGCCCGCAAAGAGCCGCCAACCCAAACCGGGCTGGCTGTCGAATCGACTGGGCAAGGCGTTGATGTACAGCCAGATTGCCGAGTCGATGCGTGACGGCAACATGCGGCTGCACAGCTTCGAGACCTACATGCAACTGGCAAGCATCGAAGGCGCTACACTCCGAGCGCCGGAAGGACAGCACGACGATAGAGCGACGAGCGCGGCGCTTGCAGACTGCGCACGGGTACAGTTGGTCAAATCCAGGAAAGTAGCAGGTGTGATATGAGTTACAGCAACGTGGCGGTTTTGTCGGCAATCAACAGCCTTCTCTCTGACAGGTATCAGGCGGCTGGCGCGCAGACATTCGACGGCAAGCGCGACGTGTACGCGTCGGCGGGCTATCCAGACGCGATTACGCTGACGGACTATCGACGCCAGCACGAACGGCAAGACATGGCAAAGCGCATTGTCGAAATCTTTGTGGACTACACGTGGAAGGGCGACACGTGGTTGCAGGACACGGAGGGCGTAGCTGACAGCCCCTTCGAGGCTGCTTGGCAGACGCTGGTTTCGGCACGCGCCGCCGACGATGGCGACACGGTGCCGGGTATCCTGCACTACCTGACGCGCGCCGACATCGTGGCGGGCATCGGGCGCTACGCCGTGATGCTCTTGGGCGTCAACGACGGCAAGGCGCTGTCCGAGCCGCTGGAAGCGGGCACGCTCAAGACGCCTGACGACCTGCTGTACCTGTCAATTTTTGCCGAGGATGCGGCGGGCATCGCTGCGTGGGATAGGGACACCGGGTCAAGGCGCTACGGCAAGCCGATGGCGTACAACTTGACTACGCTGTGCGGCGACGAAAAGAAGATCGAGCCGGTGCACTGGTCGCGCTGCATCCACATCGCTGACGGTGCGCTGACCAACGATACGTTTGGCACGCCGCGCTTACAGGCGGTGTACAACCGCCTGCTCGACATCGAGAAGGTGTTGGCGGCGACAGGTGAAGGCGGCTGGCGCATCATGAACCCAAGCGTCATCTTCTCGACGCGTGAGGGGTACGAGTTGCCGCGCCCTGACGCGCGTATGCCTGCGGACATGCGGCAGAAGATGGAGGACGCCCGCGACGAACAGCAAGCGCAGATTGACGAACTGGTGCACGGTCTGCGGCGGGCGCTGGCGCTGGAAGGGTTAGAACCGCACTGGCAGGACACGGAGATGCAAGACCCGTCAGGCGCGATCGACGTGTATCTCAAGATGATTTCGGCGGGGACGGGCATCCCGCTGCGCATCCTGACAGGCAGTGAGCGGGGAGAGTTGGGAAGCTCGCAGGACGAAGCGAACTGGGCAAGCGTCATCGAAGCACGGCGCACGAGGCACGCCGAACCGCTGATACTGCGTCCGCTGGTCAATCGCCTGTTGTGGGCGGGTGCGTTGCCGCAAGCGCATGGCGGCGTCTACGCTGCGAACTGGTCGGTCGTGCAGTTGCCGAATCCCAACGAAGCGGCGCAGCGTGCGGACACCTACGCCAGCGCCTTGCAGAAGGTCGGCGTGCAGGTTGACGGCAAGGCATTTGTCGAGACGTTCGTGCCGGACTTGCCCGAAAGCGCTGTGCTCGAAGCTGTGACGCCGGAAGTGCCGGAGACGCCGGACATGCCGGAAGGGGAGGAGGTGCAGGCGAAAGCCGACTTTTTTCGGCGCTGGCACGTTTACCCATAACGCGATGTTCTTGCAGCTTGACCCCGGCAACCCGGACGCCGAAGCGGACATCATCGCACGGCTGGCGGATGAGTACCAGGGCGACGTAGATGCGTCGTTGCGTCGGACGGCGCAGCAGGTGGTAGCAAGACTCGATCCGGTTGCGCTGGAGAACATCGAAGAATTGATCCCGACAGAGGCCGACGACTTGCGGGAGGCACTGGAGCGCCTGCTGTCGGCGTCGGCTGGAAGGGGCGTGCGTGCGGTGACTGACAAGCTGAACCAAATCGCCATCGGCGTTGACTGGCAGTTGGCGAACGAGGAGGCGCGGGCGTGGGCGGCGCAGTACAGCTACGACTTGGTGCGCCTGCTCGACGACAACAGCCGGGCGATGCTGCAACGGGCGGTGGCGCGGTGGGTGGAAAGTGGCGAACCGCTGGACGCGCTGATTGACGATGTGGCGCTCATCTTCGGCACGGAACGGGCAAAGCTGATCGCCGTGACAGAGGCGACCAGGGCATACGCCGAAGGCAGCTTTGCCACCTACGAACAGGCGGGCTTCAACCGCCGCCCGCCCGAAGCGGACAGGCCGCCCGCGCATCCTGGCTGCCGGTGTTGGGTGTCGCTGAGTGAAAGCGATCCGGGCGTCTGGGAGTACGTCTGGCTGACGGCGGTAGGCGAACGTGTGTGCCCGATTTGTGCGCCGAGGCACATGACATCGATAGGCTTTGCGGGGAGGCGGTAAGCATGGAACTGATTATTGAGACGGACGCCGACCAGGTAGCGGAGACGTTGGCGCGGCGTGGGCTGGACATATTGCAGGTGCTGGAAGGTGCGCTGGATCGGGGCGCGTTTCGCGTCGAAGCGGGCATGAAAGTATATCCGCCGCCGCCGTCCGGCTCTACGTATGTGCGCACGGGCACGCTTGGCAGGCGCTGGACGACGAAGCCGATCCGTGAAGCGAACACGGTCGGGCGTGAGGTTGGGAACAATACCGACTATGGGCCGGTTGTGCAGAGTGAAGAACTTCAGGCGTACACGCATCGGGGGCGATGGCAGACGGACGCCGACGTGTTGCGGCGTGAGACGCCGGCCATTGTGCGCGATGTGGACGAGGCGCTGCGTGATGCGGTGGGAGGGTGGTGAAGGATGGGTCTGCGAGTTCCGCCTGTGCCTGTAGTGCA